ACCCAGTTATCTATGTGCTGTGCAGATTGATTAGTCCTAGCCAGTTTAACCAAGACCATAATGCCTGCCACCTGATAATTATGGATTGGCATCTCCAAGTATGCACTTAACAGCATAGCGGTGTGTTCTAAGTTATCGGCAGGATGTCCATACTGAAGCCCACGATCTCTAATTGTGTCGGTGGCTGTTAGTAATATTTCATTGGCTCTCATTTATCGGCCAAGCTGCGACCTAGATTGCGAGCCTTGTGCCAGCCTTCTCTGCGACCATCCTTAAAGCCTTGTGAATACCATAGAACATTGGAAATCAAAAGCAATCCAATCATCCCTATAATTACTACTGAGTTGATCATTGTGTACCTATCTGTAGCAGTGCCCTTGACTGCTTACAAACTTAGAGTCTCATGCCTATCCGACAAAGTCACGGACATTTAGGTAACGAAACGATAACGATTTCTAGGCGTACAACTTTCCGTACAATGTAAATGATCCATCTTTATTAATCGGCACCAGCATGGTACTAACGCGATCTCCATGTGTCTCTATGACTGCCACGCTCATCTGCCAATTAGCCGCTCCTGCCTTGAGATAAGACGCCTTTTTCTTATCCATGATGTTTCCCGCTTCGAGCCCCCACAAAGTCCTGTATGAGGCTCCTAGACCCTCTGTATAGGCACTTATGCCTGCTCTGTGAGTGTGTCCACAGACTACAGATTTGCCAAACTTTTTAGCCAAGCCAAGAGCTGTAAGTCCGGCATTAGAGTTCATCGATCCTTCATCGCCATGGACTAAGACCCATCCTCTGTGGAACTCGAACGGCTTCTTATGAAAACGTATCCCCAAGTTTGCGAAATCCATAAAGCGGGAGTATTCGAGTTCTGGAAGTCCGATGAGACTAGGAGCTCCTCTAACGAGAGTGTGGTACAGACGATCGGTATGGTTGGATCTTGTAATGTCGGTTGTCTTGAGATCCCAAAGGATGTTTTGAGCCAGACTTCTATCGGCATCTAATTGACCCTCATATTCTAGGTGTGTGCCTTTAGCCCACTTTGACTGGGATTGCATATCAAGCTCATCGCCTGTATTGAGTACGAGATCAAACTTCTCTCGATTAACTAACTTGATCAGATTCTTAACTGCTGCTTCATGGTGAAATGGAATTTGTAAATCAGAGATCACCAAGTAGCGTTTCTTAGTCATCGTCCTCATCTACATAATCGCCTAACTTCTCAGGCGGCACTCCATCTGGCAAGATCCAATGAGGATAAGCCTGTGGCTCTGTAATCATAAACATGGCAATATCTTCTGCAAAGCCTGCTCGTTTGAGAGAAGTAAAATACTCATAAAGCCCAATGCAGTAAGCATCTAGTTTTGAGTAACCTTGCTCCTCTAATGCCTTAGTTGCTTTTCTTGCCATGAGATAATTGTTACCTCTCTAAGAGCTGAATTACAGTTTCGACACGCGCTTCAAGTCTAGTCATTCTATCGTTCATCGAACTTCCGCCATTGGGCTTGAGTTCTACTAGGTAGTGCTTTACTAACCATCGCACCGAGCCAATAAATGAACCAATAACGGTCGTGGCAGCAACAGCAAGAGCCGCCATGTCGATTGCACTCATTACTTCTTAGGTGTTGCATACCCGAATACGCCAGATAACACTGCGAATAGGATTGCACGATAGTCGATGTCAAAGTTAGTGGCTGACCATGCTGCTAGGAATGCACCTGCTGCAAGGATTGCTGGATTTTTGTAGTTCATTATTCTCCTAGTTTGGCTAGTTCTTCTTGGTGGATCTTGATTGCATTGTCAAGGATTGCTAGAGCATCGTCAGCAGCTTTGATTGCTTCTGCATTGTCTCCTGCAACCTGCTTGTTGATTGAGTGCTGATATGCCTCTGAAGCAAACTGCGCAATGCGCTGCTCCAAGATTGACTTCTTCTGTTCGTTGCTGAGTAGTGATGAGTAATCCATTATGCTGCTCCTAGTGTTGTAACTGTGCCTGATGAGCCTCTGTATTTCAGAGCCCCTGCTTCTACATAAATAACGCCCCCGCCTGATGGATTAGTGCTTGGAGCTGTTGTTGCATTAGAAATGAAACCTACATTGACTCCACCGCCATAAGAACCAGCAGAAGAAGTAAAAAATGCAATGTTTCTGTTTGACTCAAATCTCGCGCAAGTCAAACCACCGCCACCAATAACTGTACCGTTGCCACCTGAAAGATCAAGACCGCCAACAAATAATCCTGAACCTGCCGCTGTAACTTTTGCCAGCACCGTTCCTGCACTGTTCTGCCACTCTTGAAGATTGGCAGTCTGAGATGCTGCACCTTTTACCGTCATCGGCACCTGTGAAGCAACAATTTGTCGAGCAACCATTGCCTGATTGCTACCTATTTGCTGAGCAGTAAAGTTTCCATTGCCATCAAATTGAGTAGTGGTAGATCCAGCAGAACCACCAAGAAAAGTACCGTTGCCTCGTAATACTCCATCGGATCCAACTCTTGCCAGCACCGTTCCTGCACTGTTCTGCCACTCTTGAAGATTGGCAGTCTGAGATGCTGCACCTTTAACAATTAAGCCTACTGTTGCAGCACTTGCAGTTGTAATCTGTTGAACGCCACCTGTGAAGGTATTGGCAGTTGTAAGTAATGGGATTGTTGTCCATTGTGTGTTGTAGTCAGTTGAGTTGATCTTGGTGAGAGCTTGTCCAGTAGTGCCGGCTGCAACTACACCTGCGCCTGTGGCTCCTGTTGCTCCAGTCGCGCCTGTGGCTCCAGTCGCGCCTGTTGCTCCAGTCGCTCCCTGTGCTCCTTGTTGCCCTACGCTTAGGACTTCAACGATTGTGACATCTTCTGTAACAGTTAAAGTCGTTACATCTTGAATGATTTCAATGACATCGCTCATCGAGTTACCTGTGGGCTAAGACTAATCTTGCCCTGTACTAGACGAGTGACGATGCCTCCTGCACTTGTAATCTCTAAGTCATAAACATAGTTGCCAGCAGCGATTGCCCCAGTCTGTGCAGCTGAAGCAGTCACAGCGATAGTGCCAGTTGCAGCAGTAATGGTGATGCCACCGCTAGGAGATGTCAAAGACAGGTCAGTTGTCGAGTCTGCATAGGTGTCACGGATCTGCAAGGCTGCTGTGTAACCTGTAAGGTTAATGGCTGTGCCAGCTGAATCCTTATAGACAAAAGTTACAAACCAATTAGACCCTTGATCTATTACAAAGTTATTAGTTGCCGCTGTCATGTGTGCCTCCTAGCATAGGTATCTGAAAAAAAGAACCATCATTGTCAGCCTCTTTCTTAAACGAGACATGAACATGGTGATTGTGTTTGTTAGCCCCCTTGTAGGTGCGCCACTTCCAAGCGAGTAACCCACTTGCAATCCTGCCATCAAAGATGATGTAACTAATTCTTTTTCCTTCACGCTTTGCATAGAGTCGAATCTCATCTGCAAGATCGGGCATAATGTCTGGCTTGGCTTGTCCTGATAGATCACGGTCAATGTCGATGGCACGAACCCATCCTTGAGCATCTGGAATATGATCAGACTTCCCAGCACGCATGTGCCGTAGATCTGCGATCCAACCGTCACTCTTACGGTCACGCTGGATGAAGCAGTCATCTATCTGTTCTCTCAGCTGAATGGCTGATTTACTCAGGCGCGGCTTCATGTGGGAAAAAATCCCCTCCATCTATACCTGCTGAATAATCCCAACCATCTGTGTAGTCGATGTACTTGTCAGGATTATTTTTCATGTCCTCAGCATCAACATCAACCACAATGTTAATAACTTTGTTATCTTTAATAATTGCGTATGGCATTAGTTGCTCCAGTATTCGATCTCGATCTTGCCTGCTCCACCTGCGCCACCGCTAAGGCTTGATGAGCCTCCACCATTGCCACCGTTACCAGTAGACATTCCAACTGATCCAGCAGTACCAGCATTACCGCCAGTGTTACCTGCATTGCCTCCAGTTGCACTTGTTGCACCTGTAAATGATGTGGTTCCACCTGCTGCGCCTGTGCCTCCACCTGCACCGATTGCGTAGGCGATAGATGCTCCAGGAGTAGTAGTAAGGCTCGTAGAGATTACTTGCCCACCTTGACCATTGTTACCAGTAATATTTGTAGTGCTTATAGTTACTCCAGCACCGCCTCCACCGCCTCCACCAAACAAGGTAGCAACGATGTTAGTCACACCTGCTGGCACTGTGTAAGAAGTGCCAGATGTTAGTGTTACAACAGTTCGCTTAGCAACAGCAGCAGGATATGCAGTGATAGCCATTACGCGATCTCCATCCCTGAGATGTGGAAGTTCACAGCAGTGTTAGATGCTCCGCCCTTGATTGTCTTAGTTGTTGCCAATGCCTGCTTGAGGTCAATGTACACAGTTGAGTTGCCTGCAATAGTCGTTGCTGTGTGGATAGCAATGTCATCTAGTGCCATTGTGAATGTGTACGATGTAGCAGATGTGTTAGTTACCACGATGTTAGTCACAATCGCAGTAGTGCTAGCTGGCACTGTGTACAGCAGCGTAGTTGTTGTTGTTGTTGCTGCCCCACGAAATAAGGCTTTAGCTGTATTGGCCATTAGTATGCTCCCATAGTCTGTGCAATGAAGTTATCTTGGACTGTTAGATCCGCATCCGAACCCAATGTCCGAATGGCTAGAGCTCCATTTTTTACAAGGTCTGTGTTGTCAGGAGTATCCCAACCCCAATAAGTTGTCGTTGCCATTATACCAGTGCTCCATTCGCATCTTGCCACATAAGTGTAGCATTTACATCATTCCAAACCATTGTGTCAGGTGTGACTGTAGCCCACTGTGGCGGCACAATGGAGAACTCAACAGGGCTTGCATAGATCTTGAGGTCAACCCTTGAAGGTGTAGCACTCATAGTCCAGCCTTCAACAAAGCCACCAAACTCACCAT